GGCAGCAATGGCACCGCAGGTGGCTCTGTGGCCGTCCCGCAGTCTGGCGATTTCCCCACGCAGCCCACCAGCAGCAGACTCAGCAGCAGCGGCGCGGCCTTTGGCCAGTTCCAGTTTCTTGCGTGCACTCTCACCCTCCTCGTCCGCCAGGGCTTGGCGGCGTTGTTCTTCCGTTCTGACCTGGGCCGCTGCGCGCCGGTCGCGCTCGGACACCTGCAGGCGGTAGTCGGACAGCTCGCTGTGCGCCGTCGCGGTATCACGCTGCGCCATTACCACCCGGTATTGTTGGCCGCCGGCGACCAGCACCAGAGCGATCAGCCACCAGCACCAGGCCGGTACCGCGCCCAACCATGTCATGCCAGCGCCCGCCGAACACCCTCGCTGATAACCTGGTCCTTGTAGGGATTACCGCCGTTCTCATGGATGATGATGCTCTCAACGAACACCCGCAGCGTGGTCGGCTCCTTGATATTGATCGGGTCGGTGGGGTGCACGCCCAGCCGCTTGGCCACAGCCACGGCGTAGGCCTGGGTGTCGTTCTCGTTGCTCGGCGCCCAACGGTTGATGGTTTCGAGCACCGTGTCGATACCCTTCCCGCCAACGCCGGGCATCCCATCCTTGCCGCGGTAGTTGATCAGCAGCTTGCCCAGGGCGCGGATGCCGTTCTCTGGCGTGTCGAAGCGGGCGAAGCGAGGCTTGGAAACGCCGGCCTCCAGGCCGAGCTGGCCCTGCCAGGCATTACGCGAGTTGAAGTCGATGTTGCCAGGGTTGTTGTTGCGGATGCCGCGTGCGGTCATGGGTTTTCTCCAGGCAAAAAAATACCGGCTCTGGGCCGGTTGTGTTCAAAAGGCAGGTGGTCGTTCAACCGGATCAGGCCGGCGGCGTGGGCCAATCGATGTCGTTGGGGTAGCCTTCCTGGTCAGGTAAGCGGCTCAGCGCCACACGGTAGCGTTTCCAGTCGATCAGCAGAGCGGCCTCAGCTTCGGTGGCCTCGTCAAGCTCAACGGCATCCTGCAGCGGGGCAATCGCTGCATCGGCCACGGCGCGCCGCTGCGCCTGTTCAGAAACCACATTGGCCAGCAGCTGCTCAGCGGCAGCTTGGGCCTTGGCCTCGGTGGTGATGACCTGCGACCAGTCGATTACACCGGCAGTTGCGGGTAGGCGTTCGCCCAGCTCCAGGCCGGGCAATTGCACCTGACCGTCAGCCGGATAAAGGTCGACCGGGAAGCGCGCCCCCTGCGGTGCATCGGCATCGTGAGGCAGCATCAGGGTGAGCAGCAGGTCGCCGTTGATACGCTCCACAGGGGCAATCACGAAGTTGCAGCCTACGGCCTCGGCCGGCAAGGTCGCGCCATCGGCCAGGCGCGAGAAGTCCAGGGCAACGCCGTTCACTTCCAGTGTGTCGCCGGCCTTCGCAACCGAGAGGCGGATATCAGAGCGAACCGGGGAAAGTTTGATAATCATTAGAACCACCTTCCGATCGCCAAGGCGCCTATTGTTACAAGTGATTGATCGCCTGATGCCCAGGCGTTGTACGCTGCAATGCCAATACTTGCGCTCGATGTACCGACATTTCGCTGATAGACCTCCTTCGTAGTGTTGTAAATTTTCACTGCGTAGTTGGTCAAATCCAATTTCGGAAGTACAAGGGGGGGCTGGCTGAAGATGCTCGGATAGGTCCAGTTGGTTTGGAGGTTAGAGACATTCGAGAAGGTTAGCGACAAATCCTTCGCATAGCATACCAGGCATCCATTAGCGAATTTGAAGTAGGTTCCATTGGCATTCGATCCGGTTTCCATGATAGCCCCGGTTGGGTTGCCGCCGCTCTGGCTCACCGTACCGACGATATCAGCCACGGCCGCGCCTTTCAGGCCTAGACCGGTGCGCCCAAGCGCTGCAGTGTTGCCGCCGGTGCCACCCTTCGTAACCGGCACCACGCTCTCGGTCGAGACCGAACCCAAGCCGGCCAGCGTGGAGCCCCAGGTGTTGGCGATATCGTTGAATTTGTCAGCCAGGGTCTTGGTGTAGCCCTGCACCGGCGCGATGGCATAGGTGCCGCCGGCTACCGATGCCCCCTTGTATGCCGGCAATATGCTCAGCACCGTAGCGCTGGCAATGTTGGTCACTTCATACCAGTTGCCGTCAGGGCCCAGCAGAGCATCGCCCACCCGGGCATTTGCGGAAAAGTTGGTGCCGGTACCGGTCACCGTTGTTTGGCCAGCCGTGATCGCCACGGTGCCTGTTCTGTACCACGCCATAATGAATTCCCGTTTTAATTCAAAGTGCGCGCATAGGGCGACCGGCAAATACCGTCCGTCCGTTTACGCCAGACGCGTTTGTGCCGGTGTTTGCGCCGGAATACGCTTGGAGAACACTTCTGTTTCCTACATGAAACCCTGCCGGGTTCTCGTAATAGGTGTACCCGTCATAGAACTGTGGTAGTAAACTTGAAGCCAAGAAATAGTCATTAAAATCCCCAGTCCAAGGCATTTGAAAACTCGACCACAGCGTTGAGCCGGTCACAACATCAGAGCCAGCAACCTTGAACCGATCAGAAGAGGGCGACGCACCACTCAGCAATATAATGTTGTCATTGCTATTGAATGTCGCCTCGGACAGTTCGTTGTTTATTTCAACTCCATAATCACCCAAGGCTGTGTTTGTTGCTGCGGTCGTTCCCACCATCCACTTGACGGTATAGTACAAAGTGTTGAAGGCCCCACCGAACCAGCCATCCACGGTGAAGCCAGTCCACGCCCCAGGCGAGCCACGCACCCTGTAGTTGCAAACCATCATCCCCGTATCAGAACGTAGAAAAACATAAGGTTCTTCAATAGTGGTTATGGGAATTTTAAAAGTCCCTCCGCCACTTGTAATGTAGTCGCCTGAGCCGCGCCGACCAATGGCGAAAGAACCACTATCAGCGACTCGCATCACCTTATTGCTATTATCCACCTGCACAAGGTTGTCGCCGTTTTTGGTCCTGATGCCGTACTTTGTATCGCCGTCTTGAACGTCGCCGTAGGAAAGAATTTTCACATTCCACTTGCCACTATATGCGCGGCGTAGATGAAGGGTGCCGGGGCTCCACCACGCCTCTATTCCCCCGGCCGTATTAGGGGCTGGGGATTGCACTACAACAAATGAGTTGGCCTTAATCTGCGGAATACTAAAATACTGATCCCATGCACCGTTACCGGTTACTTGGAGGGTGTATATGGATCGCATCGGCGTGACGGATGTATCCAGTGTAATAACCCCGGACGCGTCCTTTGTCCGGGCCCCGTAGATCGCAGCCATCAGGTCAATCTCCCTACCGCTGTCCGCTCAACCCCGTTGGCGTCGTACACATAGAGCCCACCGTTGTTGAGTAGGATCGATCCATCAGCGGTCTGGCCGCGGATCGTCACTGCGCCGCTTACCATGTTCAACTCAATGAGCGGGCGCCCCTGCGAGTCGACAGCCTGCGAGCGCAGGGTCATGCCGAGGATGATCTGCTGGATGAACGCCGTATTGATGAGTGCCGTGTTCATGAGCACCTGTCCGTTCTGCACAACGAATGGCGACGCAAGAGTGCCGTTGATGCCATTGACCACAGCGAAGCGGTCAGCCGACACCAGGAACTGGCTCTGCAGGCCGGCCGGACCGTTCTCAATGCCAAGGCCGATGCCCGCGGCCACATACTGGCCTTGGGCGTTGACCTGCATCTTGACCGACCACATGGTGCTGGCTTTGTCGTCGAGCGCGGCCAGGGCTTGGCTGGTGACCTGCACCGCAGCGCTGGTCTTCTGGACTTCGGTATTGGTTTTACCAATCTCACCGTTGGCCTTTTCCAGCCCGGAGTTGAACGACACTTCCAGCGTCTCGGTCTTCTTCGCCTGGGCGTCGATTGCGGTGGCCCGCGTCTTCGATTCCTCGGCTATCTTGGCCGTGCTTTCCCAGCCCTTAAGGGCCGCAGACAGCTCACCCTCGGCATTGTCGTCCCGCCCAGCCGTGTACACCGCCTCAATATTGGTGCGCATCGAGGCAACCGCCTGATTGGTGTCTGCCTGGGCCTGCTCCACGGTCTGGATCTTGCCAGTGTTCTCGTCCACCTGGGCGCCGACGGTTTCGACCAGCAGGCCCAACGCCTCGACCGCATTAGCCCGAACGGTTGCCTCGTTCTCGATAGCCGCTTCCCGCGCCTGGCGCTCGCCTGTCACCGCGCTGTCACGGTCAAGTTTCTCCTGATCGAGTGCCTGATTTGCGTCATCGACCCGAGCATTGACCGACTGCAGGCGCGAGGCAGTCGAGCTTTCATTGTCGGTTACCGTGGTCTCCAGCTGCGAAATGCTCGCGGTGTTACCGGCCACCTTGGTATTGACCTCGGTGAGTCGGCTGGCCGTCGCATTCTCGTTGGTGACCACCGTGCGCTCCAGGGACCGGACGCTTGCGATGTTGTCATCCACGCGAGACTCCACCACCACCAGCTTGGTAGCCATGGCTTCGTTCTGCGTTGCGCGCGTGCGCGTCTCTTCCGAGGCCTTGGCCAGGGTGTCCCAGCCCCGCAATGCATCGTTGAGGGCCCCCTCCCCGTTGTCGTCGCGGTAGGCCGACTGCACGGCCTGGAGCATGGCCGCGCTTACCATGACCTTCCCGTCGACTGTCGCGATGTCAGTGGTGTTCTTGGCCACCGCCTGCGCCAGGCCATTTGCCGTCGAGGCAATGCTGCCGATATCGACCCAGTAAGTCGGGTTCGGCGGGGCGTTGCTGCCGTTGGCTGCCGCCGGTACCGGCGCAAGGGCCATGTACAGGCGCTGTCCGCTGCGCACGGCATCGTCCTTGGCATAGGCGTTGGTAGCGACGTACTCGAGCGGGTCGGTCAAGTCCGTGATCAGATCCTCCAGCTCCTGCTTGGCCGCCTCGATACGGCCATTCACCGACTCCGGGCCCTCGCCGGAAATTTTCTCGATTTCTTCCAACAGGTTCTGCCCCAGCTGCGTCTCGCTGATCTGACCGGCCAGGGCATCAAGAAAGGTGCTGACATCCGTCGATGTCGATGCTGGGACCTTCAAGAAGCCACTCAGCCCATATGCGTTCCGAGAGCGGATGAAGTAGAAGTAGTTCGTGAAGAAAGCCAGCCCTGTGTGGGTAAGGCTCATGCCCCGCCCCAGGTACTCAGCCTGTTCCGCAGCCGCCAACGGATCCATGCTGTAAAAATACTCGTAGGTACCGCCGTTTAGCCCGTGCTGCACGTTGCTTGGGAATAGCGTGATGGTGTCGATGGTGGACTGCACCCGGCATGCTTCAGGAACGGGTGGCCCATCGATGTTCACAGTGATGCTGGCCTCTCCGGAACGAGTCAACGGGCCGGTGGCAGCAACACTCATGGTGTAGGTGCCAGATGGCAGACCAGAAAGCGGCAGTTTGCGCGTCGTCGCCGGCACCTGCTGCGCCTGCACAGCGGCCGTGCCCTGCCGTACCGTAATAGCGTAACCAGTAACCACGCCATAGGGGGCGTCCCACGACAAAGTCCCTTGGGTCACCTCAGCATTGTCGTCAGTCGACCAGGTGAGCCCGGTTGGGCTGCCCAGGCCGCCAGTGGGCAGGCTGATGAACCCGATCGGGTTGTATGGCTGACCCACGGCGTCGTCAAAGATCGCCGGCTCATTCTGTGCGACCGAGACATTACAGCCGCTGTCAGCGCTCATCGACCAGTCGGTGACGATGAATTCGCCCACGATATTCAGGGATGGCAGGTTGACCTTCACCGAGCGGCCAGGGCGGCAGTTGTAGCCCATGAAGTTCATGGGGATCGACAAGGTCCCGCCGGCGCGCCGGCGGCGCAGTTCGATGTTGGCCAGGCGCTGGGCCTGGTACGGGTTGCTGACGTAGGAGAACGACAGGGTTTCTGCTGCCTCACCGCCGTCAGCCACCACCCATTCGCTCACCGACACCTCGGGATAGTCCGTCTCGGCCCAGGCTTGCGCCGGGTCAACGAAGGTGCCGCGCACGGTGTTGATCGCCGAGTCGTTGGTCGGCTCAGTGCTGCCGGTGACGGTACCGATCACCATGTCCTCGGTGATCTCGAAGTCGTACGGACCGTAGTAGGCCCCGACCTGCAGCATCCAGCGGCCGCCGACACGGATCAGTTTGCCGCCGCACGCCGTCTCCAGCTTCTGCATCACCTGGGTGCGCGACTCGTCGGCGCCGATGACACAGCCTGAGCGGTATCGTGCCGAGGTGCTGCCATCTGCGTTGGCCAGCATTTCATCGCACACGCTGGCACTGTTGGCGAAGCTGGAGAACACAATCTCATCATCCGGCACACCGCAACGGTTGCGCAGGAACCAGAGGATGTGAAGGGCAGTGTTTTCGCTGTAGCCGGTGGTTTGGGTGCGAGGGTCGTAGATGTCCCGGCGTCCACGGATCACGAAGCGCACATCCGGAATGCCAGAGGGATACTTCTCGGCGCTGTATTTGAACGATACCCGCACGAAGGACAGGCCCCGGCCGATCTGGGTATCGCGCCAGTCCCGGCTGTTGGCTTTCAGGTATGAGTTCACCTGAGTCGGGTTGGTAACCAGTTCATAGGAGGCGTACTGGCCGTAGGCCTGAATGACCTCCTCCCCCAAGAAGATGTCTTCCAAGCCATCGATTTCCCCCTCCGACAGCACGTAGACCATGTGCAACCATTCGCCGTCTGTCTGGTCGCCGGCCTGCTCCTGCCCCCAGGCCAGAACGCCACCAGTGCTCACCCGGCCCAGCACGTAGCGTGCAGCCGCCTTGGACGAGCGCAGGGTCTGGCTGGAAGGTTCACTGGTGCGCAGAGAACCGGTATCTAGCTTGTCCTGCTGCGACGCAACGTAGAACGCCATCGCTGCGCCCGCCAGCGCGCCCCAAGGCCCGCCCTGGATGAAGCCAATGGCCGCGCCGACCGCGATCTGGGCCACCTTCTTGACTGCTGAACTCATTCAACTCTCCACACCGTCAACGGTTCACACTCAATACGCCCGACCCCATCAGGGGACACCGACCAGAACTCATCCGCCCAGAACACCGCCACGCCTCGCCCGTTGGGCCCGTCGTACAGGGCGATGTCGCCCCGCTGCAGCAGGCCTGGTTGGATGCGGACAAAGCAGGCATCCCAGGCGGCCTCCAGCGAGCCGTGCAGCTCCTTCAGCAGGCGCTTGGCTCCGGCCTCGGAGGAGTAGCGGCCCCGGTAGGCTTCGGCAGGGTCGACACCGCACACCGCCTGGGCGCAGTCGGCTGCAAACAGGCAGCAGTCAAATTCGCCCCATGAAAAAGGCCGCTCGGTGGCGGCCTTGATCGTGTTGGCAAGCTGTGTCGTCCAATCGCGCTTTCGCATGGCTATGTCTCGTAGGTGAACTTCGGTGCGTCCTTGGAGGCACCCCAGTAAATGGGCCAGTCGGCTATTTGGGCGATGGCGAAGAAGAAGCGGTCGTCCTGCCGGCGAGCCCGGTGGTTCTCGTCGGTCCAGCGCTCGGTACCGGTCCGGTTCCACTCGGCCATGCGGTCGATGAGGGGAACCGTGATGCTGTTGCCCTCCTCTCCATTGCCCGCATAGGAGAACTTGGCGGCGTCCATGCGCCCGCTGAACAGGATGTCGGCGGCATAGCTGCCGTCCTGGTCGAACACCACGAACATCAGCTTGCCGTTGCGCCCCCGGCACCCCTTCAGCGAGGTTTCAGTGATGATCTGGGTGTCCAGGCCGTTGAGCGTCAGGTCCACGGACATGGGCGAGCCCGAGTTGCTGCTCTCTTGCGACTGGCCGACCGCGCCGAAGGTGCCGACGCCCTGATAGGTGATGCCACCGATTACCAGGTCGCCGGTACCGGTATGCGCGAAGACCATCCCATCGGGGAAATCCAGCTGGCAGGCGTATACCGCCATGAAGTTGCCCTTGGCGATGATGTCGACGACTGTCTGGCTGAACGGGAAAACACCGGTGGCCATCAGAATGCCTCTCGAAATTGCAGAGTTGAGTTCGAGACCACGGGCTGAGTGGTCCATTCGTTGGTGTCATCCATGCGGCGCATCTCGCAGTAGGGATTCTTGTACTCCACCGCAGTGCCGACCGGGATCAGCTTGCGGATGCGCTTGTTCACCGCAATCACGGCTTTGCCAGCGGCGTCGGAGGAGGCGTGCTCCACCACCTCGAACATCTCCCCGCTGATAGTGATGAGATCGCCGCGGCTGAATACCGGTCGGCTGGCCAGCATGCCCTGCAGCTGCATGATGCTGGCCTGGGCATTGGCCACGGCAACAACTGGCGCACCGATGTTGTCCGCACGCGTGCGGGTGAGATATGGGACGTTCACCGTGCCGAACATCCCGTGCAAGCGGCCCAGCAGCGACGTCAGTTCGCGTTCGTCTTCTTCATACAGAACGCCGAAATTCATGGTGCATTTCCAGTAGGAGCCAGGCTGAGCCACGATCTGCTGCGAATTTGACAGCGAAGAACTGAAGCCCCGATTGTTGTAGACGACACCCCAGGTGACCTCAGTGGGCTCCAGGTCCTCGGGCCATTCCTCCGCCATTGGGTCACTCCAAAAAGAAAGCCCGCCGAAGCGGGCCGAGCATAGTTACCGCCGCTGCAGCATCTGCCGCCCGGCGCCATTGGTCTTGAAGTCTCGCAGCATAAGCTCGTAGCCATCCCGCGCCCCCTGCTCGGCAGCTCGCCGAACATCGGCTAAGGTGGCAGCGTTGGCTTGCCCTGACACCTGGATATGCTGGGTGATGCCGCCAAACGTGATCGAGGATTCTCCGCCGTCTCCTCCGGCGCCAGCAGCCATGACGCCAAGGGAGCCATCAGGCCCCCGGTGGAGAGGCAGAATTGCTTCGGGACCGGCTTCGGCGAAGATCCCCGCGCCCTTGGCAAAGGCGAACATCTGAGGGCTGTCGTACACCCCGCCGGAGAAGGCAGACAGGCTGGGCGAGTCGTAGACCCCGCCCTTGGCGTTGGGAATGACCTCGCTGAACCCGGTCATGGTGCCCTTCCCCAGCGCCGCCCCACCGCCGCCCAAGAAGCCGAACGCCGAACTGAGGAAGCCGGCGGCCGCCTGACGCACCTGGATGCGAATCAGGTCCTCGATGATCGCGTCCGCGAAGTCCTTGAACGACGCCTTGCCGGTCTTGATGAACTGGACGATGCCGTCTTCGAGGTTGCTGAATGCATTGGTGAACAGCTCCTGCGTCTGGCCGGCTACATCGGCGGCGCTGTCGAGATAATTTTCCAGGGCTGCTGACGCGCCATTACTCCAGTCGGCCTGGGCCGCGTCGATCTTGGCGAAGGTGTCCTCTTGGACCTGCACCAGCTTGGCGCCGTACTCTTGCCTCAAAGCAATCTGCTTCTCAAGCTCCTGACGCTGCTTTTCAGTGCTGGCTGTAGCCAACTCGTCTCGCAGCGCCAGGATCTTGTTGTTGTTTTCTTGCTCAAGCGCCAGCCGAGACTGAGCACGACTTGCCCGCTTGTCTCCCATTCCAACCGCAGCAGCGGCAGCGTCGCCCTGCTGCTGGGCGATCGCCAACTGACGCTCCAGATCGGCCTGGTACTTCATCGCCCGCGACAGGCCGGTCGAGGCCTGCACCGCACTATTGAATTGCTCGGCGAGCGCACCAACAGCTTTGCCGTACTCTTCGGTGGTGATTTTCTTCTGCGCCAGCAGTAGATCAAGGTTCTTGGTCTGCTTCTGAAACTCATCGGACGCAGCGCCTACGGGGTCGTAAGCCTTTTTCAACTGCTGATAAGCGGTCTCTGCTTCCTTCAGTTGCTGATTCAGCTTCGTCTGCGCAGAGGTGGCCTCTTTCGTTTCCTGCTTGGCGCCCTGATTGGCCTTCTTCTGTGCCTCGATCGCGCTGGCCGCCGAAAGGATCGCCTGTCGGTCGGTCTCGGTAAGATCGGCGTTTTCGGCGATGTAGCGGTTGGCGATCTTCATCGCGTCGCCATTGTCCTGCAGGCCGGCCAACTGCTTCTGCAGCGTTTCCAGGTAGGTCTGACCCGCCGAACTCATGCCGGCCTTGGCGGCATTGTTCGCCTGGGTAGCCGAAGTGTTCGCATCGGTGACACCGGTGAGCACTCGCAGGGTTTCCGCGATCAGGCTCGATCGCTGGTCGGCGTCGCTGACGGCGCCCGCCTGGGTTATCCACTGCTGCAGCGTGCTGGCCGGCAGTTGCAGTCGTGTCGCCACCTCCTGCAGCACAGGCGATAGACTCTGCCCCGATGCGCGCGCCTCATTGAGCCGGTCGATCAGCCCTTGGTACTCGGCCAGCTGCCGGTTGTACTGGCCACCAGAGTCGCGCGCCGGAGCCGTGACCACAGCTGATCGGATCGACTGGGCGAGGTCACCGTAGGCGTCCTTCACCTTGTCGGCGGCATTGACCTGTTCTTGCTGCCATTTCACCAGCGAGGCTTCGCGCTGGTCCTTATTGAGCTTTGCGAACTCTTCTCGCAGCTGAGCGACCGGCTTGTGCAGATCGTCCAGGCTGACTCTCGCCTGGTCGGCATTGTCGCTGAGTAACAGGAAGCTTGCCGCCGCAGTGCCGGCGAGCAATGCCAACCCCATCGGGCCGCCAAGTGCCGACAGCAAACCACCGGTGGCGGCACGTGTCAGGTTGGCCTGGGCAATAGTCAGCGCCTCTGTTGAGGCGGTGAGCGCGGCCTGTTTTGGGATTAACTGTGTCTGGACTAGAGTCAAACGCTGCAGGCCAGTAGCGGCGGCCACAGAAGCCTGAGCTTGCTGCAGTTGCGCTTGAGCGAATAGCCTTTGAGCATCAGCGGCGATTACAGCAGCCTCTGCACTTCTAACCGCAGCAGCACGCTGAGCCAACAGCGCTTTCACAGCGACGTAGGCTTTTGCCGCATAAGTGGTGAGAGCTGCGGCGCCTGCGCCTCCCATTGCTACCGCTACCAGGTCAACGTTATCCGCCAGCAGCACCAAAAATTTAGACAATCCTGCGACGGCACCGGTTTGCTCCTCCAGCTTGCCCAGGAAGGTGCCAGTGGCGTTGCTGATGTTGTTCAAGGCATCTTGAACACTGGTTGACATATCTGCTGCCGCTTTGCGGTTGACCTCCACGGTGCGCAGCAGGCCGGTGTTGATGTCATCGAGCGACAGTTTGCCCTGGACACCGAGCTTGCGGACCTCTTCGGCACTCTTGCCGGTGGCGGTGGCGATCGCGGTGACGATGGTCGGCATGGCGTCCTGAATGGATACCCAGCCATCGGCCTCAACCTTGCCGGTCTGCAGTGCCTTCGAATAGGCATCCAGCGCGGAACCAGCCTTGTCAGCAGACGCGGCGTTGGTCACCAGCAGGAAGCTGAAGCTGTCGGTGATGTCGAGCGTTTGCTGGGTGTTGAAGCCCAGGCTGCGCATGACATCGGCAGTGCGGATGTAGAGTTCCTGGGCCTCCGCAAGTGGCCGGTATGTCTCTTGAGCGGTCTGCAACAGGTGCTCTTGCACCATCTGGTACTCGCCGGCACTGCCGGCTGCAGCTCTCATTCGATCAGACATCTGGCCGTATGCATCAACCTGCTTGATGATGCCGCCGACAAGACCTGCGCCCGCAACTGCTGCAAATGCCCCTCGCATCAGAGTCCCTGCACTCTGGGCAGCGGCCCCTGCACGATCAAACGCTGAGTCGACCGTTGCGAGATTCCGGTCTATCGATTGACTGGTCTTGGACACTAATTGGTCAGCGTTTGCCAGCTCTCGCCTCAACTGGGCAGTCGTTGCTTCAATTTGAACCAGCATACCCTGTACTTGTTGATCGGCCATGGTCGCTCCACCCAAAAAAAAGCCCGGCTCTCAGCCAGGCTTAAATGTCAAAAATTTATCAGATAGGATTTATGGTCAAATCACTTTTCCAGTCTGTATCGAAAGTGCAGGCCGCGCGCCAATTTCTTTTAGCTCCGGATTGGCTCGTTTCTTCGAATCCAAGAACCAGCCTCACGTTACCATTCTGGGCTTTGTGATAACTAGAGTCAGACAGTTCATGAAAACTCAAAGGGCCACCAGATCGATTTTGAGCATTGACTAAATCCTTGCACTTTTGGATTGCATCAGTTCTACCTATCGATTTGTCGGAACTCGGACGAACCGAACCGTTCTTGGTCAGGTCGGAGCTTGTCACCTCGTAACGCTCGCGATTCTCGCAGTCCACCATGAATTTCAAGTTATCAGCCGAGCTTTCTCGTCGAATAAAAAGAACACTAACAACATGCTTGCATTTTTTTGCCACTAACACAGCAGCTTCATTTTTCTCCCTGTTAACACGGGAAATATCATCCTTAAACTTATTGTATGTCGGTTCAGCCTTGTCGCTTCCAATTATTAAAGAATTGTCTTTGTAATCCTCAAGAATCCATTCATCAATAATTCCTGAGGAACCTGAAGCAGTTTTCGGATCCGAATCGCCCGCCCCGCAGCCCGCGAGGATCAGTAAGGTCCCAGCACAAATCCATTCACGCATGACAGTCTCCCCTTCAAAACGCGAAGGGTATCAAAGTCAGCCAACTGATCACTTCGCTTTTCTCCCTGTCAACGCCATCCTCAGCTTGTCGGCCACATTGGAAGCGCTTGGCTTCTCCTTCGAGCCCTGCTTCTTTCCGGTACCGAACGGGTTGGTCATCTGCATCCACTCGATCCTGGCATCCATGGCCATGAACAGCTCAGGGAGCGGCGTAGACCAGGCCACATCCGGCGCCCAGCCCAGCCAGCCGGTGGCGATCCCATACAGCCGGTCGACGTAGCTGCCGTCTTCGACAGCGCTTACACCGTCCCGGCTTGGTCGTTTCCCGTGTCACCGCCTCGCGGATTGTAGAGAGCGCCAAGGTACCTGGTGACTGGCGGTGTCAGCCCGGCCACGCCTTCCTGCCAGACCTTCTCGGGCAGCGCTTCGACAGCCTTCCCTTCCAGGCCAGCACCGGCGGCAATGATGAAGGCCACCGCATCCACGCCTACTGCATGCAGGGCTCCAGATGCGCCGCGCAGACCGCCGAAACGGCTCTCGATTGCGCGAACGGCCTTGAGGGTGGGCTGCAGGGTGAATTCCTCGTCACCCAGTTTCACGGTGACGGTACCGTGCAACGTATTGTTCATAGATCAGGTCCTGTGTTGCCGGGGCCGAAGCCCCGGGTGTTATGGGGTAACCGGTGCTGGCAGCAGCTCGAGGATGTCGGAGTTGATGCCAATGGTGACGTTCCGGCGGACCACGTTGTCAGCAGCGCCAGGCGCTACGGTGTTGTTCATCACCTTCCCACGGAAGTAAAACGTGGTTGGATTTACCACTGGCGAGGCATCTGAGTCGCCGTCGTTGAGGGTGATCTTGATGTTGTAGTCACCCTTGCTACGGTCCTTGTGCGCGGTCTTGACGGCGTTCTGCCCAGCATCGCCGTTATCCAGGCCCACGGTCAGGGTCAAGTCACCAGCGTCAGCGGTGCCCTTGTACTTGCGCACGCGACCGTCTTTCAGCGAGGTGAAGTTCACGCTGCTGAAGGTGTCACCGAACTCGCCCAGGTCCTCGATCTCGCCCACTTCGACGTAAGTGTCAGCCTTGTACTCGGTTTCGGTGTCCGCGCCGGTCTTGCCGCCGATGAAGAAGCGGCAGCCGGCGGCTGTGTTGAGGTTGTCGTCGGCCATGGGGGATCCTCCAAAGGCTCATTGGATAAAAGCCGCGGTGCGGCCGTTGGTTGGTTCAGTGGGTGGTAATCACGCGGACGGTAATCGAGCCCTGGTAAGTGATGCCGTCGGCGTCGCGCTGGGCGTCGGCCTGCTCGACCCGAACGGAAACAGCGCGGCCTACCTCCAGCGGCAGCCTGCGCTCGTCCAGGGCGGCGATGACCTCACCGTTGATGCGCTTCACCTCGGCCTGGCCCACCGCATCGGACCAGACAGACAGGTACAGCAGGCGCGTTTCGCGTTTTCGGCCAGAGATCGGGCTACTGTTGACCGAGACCTCCCGGTCGATCGACACGTACGGCATGGCCGCATTCAGCGGCGCACCATCGTAGATCGGGCAACTGACCTCAGCCTGAAGCCTGGCGAAGATAGCCTCCTGCAGGGCCAGCGATGGATCAGCCATTGCCTACCCCCTGGCTCGCCTTACGCAGCGTGCGCCGGACAGCTTCCTGAAGGTCGGCCATCACGTATTCGCGGTTGACGTCCAGCGACGGCCGCAGCCACGGATGAGCCGGCCTGGCGGGTATGTCCGGGTACTTGCCGAAGAAGTGCTGCCCATCCGACTTGTTCTTGGTATCACGCTGACGGAACGCATTGCGGCGCCCTTTCAGCTTCGACTTGTCGCGGTTGTTGGTGTGCACACCGCCAACCGCGTTGCGGTCGGCTCGCTGGTACATGCTGCCGGAATAGCCCTTGGTGCCATACTCGAGGAACCGCAGGTAAAAGAATCGGCGGTTGTCCCGCTTGCCTCTGATGCCGACCTGGGCATCCAGCCCGCTTGGGGCCACGTAGACCCGCAGGGCCGCCGACGCAGCGCCAGTGTCCTTCGGGATCAGCTGCTGCTGGGTGGCCAGCACGCGGGCGGCCGCTTTGGCCATGGCCGGCTGCAGTTCGTTGTCCATCGTCTTGTGTATGTTGCGCAGTGTCCGGCGCAGCCGGATATCGCCGCGGATACTGGACCGGCGCGCCATGGCCTACTCCTTGACCTGGGCGGCCTTCGCTGGCTTGTCGGGGGTGGTTTCGTCCTTGATTTCCACGGCGTAGCCGCGGGCAATCAGCCCTTCGCCATAGGCCTTTTCGACGACGAAGGTCTCGCCCTTCTCGCGCTCGCCAGAGGCGCCGGTCAGTGGCCCCAGTGCTTGAATTTTCATGGTTCACCTCATGGGTTGGGGACGCTGGAGCACAGCAGCCGCAGCATGTCCCGTTCGTTGTTGAGCAGCGGCGCCTCGACGCGGTAAGTCATGCCAGTGCGTTTCTCGGTCAGTCGCCAGCCAGCGACGATGTCCGAGCGCGGCCGGATGCGGATCTCGGCGCTGATCACCGCCTGCAACTGCTCAGCGACGGACGAAACCCTGCCGGTCGGAGTGGTGACCTCAGCCCAAACCTCACCCACCTCCAGCCAGGTTTCAGTGGCGCCGCCGGAGCGGTTCTGCTCGCGGTGGGGCTTGAAGATCCGACAGCGGTGACGCATGGGTCCGGCTTTCATCAGAATCGCTTCCTGTACCAGAGCAGCCTTTCAACGGCCAGCGGCATGGCCGTGGCGATGGTGCCCACGGCAACGGCCTCGCGGTTGGCGTACCAGTGGCCTACCAGCAGCAGGACCGCCTGCTCGACATCGCCGGTCAGCCCCATCTCCTCGGGCTCAACTGGGTCGGTCTCGACCAGCTTTCGGTCGCAGTGCTGCTCGACATGGGCCTTGGCCGCTGCGACGTAGCCGCTGATCAAGGCGTCTTCCTCGTCGCCGTCGACCCGCAGGTGCATCTTCACGGTGGCCAGGTCGATCATCACTTGCTCTCTTTCGGCGCGGTAGGCTTGGTTTCCTTAGGTTTCACCGCCTTCGCCTTACCGTCGCCATCGACTTCTTCGGCTAACCCCTTGCCGATCAAGGCGTGAGCGTATTCGTCATCAGCCTCATCGAAGGTTTCACCGGCCTTGACCTTGTTCGAAGTTCCGCCCAACAGCGCCCCGTTGCCGACGAAGCCCCACAGAATCTTGATTTTCATGCTGCCTCCAGAAATGAAGAGGCCGGCGATATGCCGGCCTTCGGTGGGGTTAGGCGGTCGGGAAGCGCCCTTTCACCAAGGCTTCCTTACGGCGCACGCCAAGGCCCAGGCGCTCCTCGACCAGCAGAGCACGTTCGTTCTTGATGAACTGATCGTTGATCAAGCCCATCTTGAACAGGAACGACATGCGGTCGAACAGCGTGGTGGAACGAGCGAAGTTGGCGGTCAGGAACTCGCCACCGTTGGTGCCGTCGCCCTCGTCCATGCTGTCCGAGGTGATCACGGGGCGACCCCAGAGGATTGGAGTGACCAGACCTTGCAGGTTGGCGAACAGGTAACGGTTCTCGCCGTCCTTCTGCAGCTCGATATTCATCCAGTCCAGTTCGGTCATCACCACGCCATCAGCCGACATCTGCGACTGCTTGCGCACCTGATAGATGGATCGGCGGACCAGGTCGATGGCGGTGTCACTGGCCTTGCTGAGGGCAGTGTTGTAGTTGGTGGCCTGGGTCATCAGGCCATTGAGGTTCTCGCCGGTACCGTCGCCCTTGAGGATCTGAGCCTCCTCCTCGAGCTTGAGGTCGTAGCGCAGCAGCTGCTGGAGATATGCGAACAGCTGCGGGACGTCGTCCAGCGCTTCATCGGTGACCGGCATCCAAACCGCGATCTTCTTCACGCGATCGGTCTCGGTGGTGAAGGTCACGTTGCTGGTTGGTTTCAGCCCGCCCTCGGCGACCGGCGCGGCGCCGCGGGTGTGCAGGTTCTCGCGGAAGTAGGTGTAGTTCTGCCCCGCGACGGGCACGGCGGTCAACAGATCACGGATGCGCAGCTCCTGACGGATGCCGGGTTGAATTACCGGGTCATACTGCGGAACGACGATGCCGGCGCTGGTGACCTTCATTTCCTTCATGCTGGCCATGTCGGACTTGGTCACATCGAGTTCAGCCAGAGCCCCGCCTTTCTTCAGCGACTTGTAGCCTTCATCGCCCTGGATGAGGTCGATAAAGCTCTTGCCCTCGCCTGGCTGGCCACGCAACTTGACGCCTTTCTGCTCCAGATCAACCACCTGGTCGATGACCTTTTGCAGTTCGCCCTTCTGGTCTTCGATCTGCTTCTTGAGATCACCGGCGACCTGGTTGCCCTTCTCGATCTCGCTCATGGCTTGATCGTACTTGGTCTGTAGACCGTCGAAACCTTTCTTCAGCTGGAGCTCCAGGGAGTCCTTCAGTTCTTTTACTTCGCTCATGGTGCTACTCCAAAATGGTGGGTGAACAGGGTGGAAATATCTTTCAGCTCATCCACGATCGCCGTGGCCTCGCTCCCGCCATCACGGCGTAGCGCGGTGTAGCCGAGCGAAGCGACTGCCGCCGCTTCCTTCTGCGAGAGGCCCATGCGTTCGCGCAGGGCCTTCTCGAAAAGCCTGATGTCCGACTTGACGCTGAGAACCTGGGCCTCCGGGTTCATGCCGAACGGTACGAAGGACGCCTCCCAGAGTTCGGCCTCCTTGATGAGGCGCACGCGCCGGCCGGCGCGGTCCTCGAAATCTGCCTTGATGGTGTTGAAGCCGATCGACATGCTGTCGAGGATGTCGGCCTTCATGAGCTCGTAGGCGTCGCGGGCGTAGCTGACATTGAGGTTGACCTGGCCCTTCAGCAGCAGGCCGTGGTCGTCTTGGGTGTAGTCGGCGGCCCCCACCAGACGGGTCAGGTCGTGGTACAGGGCCAGCTTCAATTTGCCGTTGCGGGTGGCCTTCACCCGGGTAAAGGCACCGGGCATGATTACGTCGTCGCCCAGGTCGACGTTGTTGAACACCGCGGCGTAGCCTTCGAAGTTGCCGGCTTCGTCTACGGCCTTTAGTTCGAACGGGACTTCAAGGTTCGCCATTGGTTTGCATCTCCCACCGGGTAACCCGGTTGTATTCGTCGCCTTCCAGGGGAGGCAGGTTTTCCTTGGCGCGGACTTCGTTAATGCTCATCCAGCCAGAACCGCCGGAGCCGCCCAGTGCGCTGCCGTAGTACGTGGCCCTTCCAGCACTATCGGCCCGCAGCAGCCCCTCGACGGCGAACTCTGCGAACCGCGAATAGGCCGTGAAAATCTTGTCGTTGAACTCGTCCTCCACCGCATCGATGAAGGGCTTGAGGCCGAAGGTGATGTAGCCCGTGAGCTGCTGCTCGAGGTTGGAGCCCATGATGGAGGTCTTGCCAGCTCGGTTGGCCAGCCACAGCGGTACGCCGTAGATGCCCGCCAGGGCTTCTTCCTGAAACTGCTGCGACTCGATGAACTGAGCATCCTTCTGGGTGATGCCCGCCGGCACGATCTTGGGGTTGCCCTGCAGAATGGCCATCTTGCCGATATCGTCGGCGTCGGCCTTGCGCACATCGGGGAATTTCTCCATCACCTGGGCCTGCTGGGCCTTGGTGAGGAACTGTTCGTAGATGACATAGCCGCCGGTAAAGCCGCCCTTGCGCATGAAGCGCGCTGACCACTGCTGGCCGGCCTTGGCCAGCCCCATGGTTTCGGCCTGGTGCTCAATAGGCGAAAGACCGACGATGCCGTCCAGACTGAACAGCTTGAAGTGCAGCATGTTCTCCGGTGATACGGGGAACGGCTTCCCCTCGCTGGGGGTGACCAGATAGAGCAGGTCCTCGTCCGTGTCGATGGTGACCGTCTTGCCATCCAGAGGAACCAGGCCAACAACGTCGCCGTTTCGGTTGCGCTCGATCAGGGCAAAGGCATTGCCGCGCAGCGCCATGTTCACGACCACGAACTTGAGAAAGTTCAGCATCGTCATGTAGGGGTTGGGCTTGCGCAGCAGCTTCGCGTATCGGTCCGTGCTCCCGACCATTGCGCGCTTGCCGCCGGCGTCCTCATATAGTTTGAACGGCAGGCCGCTCAGCGACTCGGACAGGATCTTGACGCAGGACCAAATCATGCTGACGGAAAGTGCAGTCTTGGCGGTGACGCGCACCCCCGCCTTGGTGCGCTTGCCGCCGACCTCAAGATCAACCTCGACGTAGTCGCCCGTGGTCGGGTCGGTGTAGCCGAAGAAGCCCCAGGTCGCGGGGTTGTACCATTTGAATGCCATGGTCAGCCTACTAATCCGAAGAAGCCGTGGTTGAGGTAGTCGTCCAGGCCGCCGCGGGCCTCGGGGTTGAGGGCCATCAGCGACACGGCGTTGAAGGTCGCCATGAGCGGGTCAATTTTTGCGGTACCGGAAGCCTGCTTGGTGATCAGAAAGGCGTTCGCCGATGGCACACCCTTGGCGTTGCCGCAGGACCAAGCCATGAGTGGTTGGCCACAGTGGATAAACGTCCCTTCGGCAAGCCGGCGCTCGGTCGTCTTGATCGCACCGGTGAGCTTCCACCCCTGCGAAATACCGACAACCTGCTCCTCATCGATCTCAACATCGGCCAGAGCATCCAGCACCGCACCAATGCCAGCCGGGTCAAGGCCGACCTTGTCGAGCAAGCCCGCCTGGTTGATCTGCGCCACTATCGCCGCCAGCTGATCAACGTCGTCGCCGATCTTGTCGACGATGGTCAGGTCACCGGTCGCCTCCAAGTCTCTGAGCCTGGGAGCTTCTGACTTGCGGCGTTCAAGTACCGAGGGGTGAGCCCAAGCGTGCGCCCAGTGCAACCAGGTGCGGGATTCTCGAACCCGGCCAATCACCGCGAGTCCGAGCAAGTCGTCCAGACCGCCGCCGTCGACACCAGCCACTATCACCTCGCACTGCTCAAGCAAGTCGTCCAGCGTCATGCCTTCCTTGGCCTGGGGCTCCCAGAAAGCGGCACCGACCCAGCTGTCGGACATCAGAGCCAGGCCGATCTCGATGTTGAGGTGCTTGGCCAGGAAGCCGCGCATCTCCGCCTCGCCATCGATCTCGGCCTGCATGTGCAGGCGCTCCAGCGTGGGCCGGTCAACGGAGTAGTTGATGTTCGGATTGACCAGGTGGAAGTTTTCAGGCTTCCGGGCCTCACCGCTCTTGATCATCTCCTGTGAGAACTCGTAGATGATCGGGAGGAAGCGGTTGTCGTCGATGCGACCATCCCGTACGCCGCGGGCATAATTCAGCTTCGACCTGAACACGCCAGCCGGCGGTTCGTTCGATTGCGTGGTCAGCCAGATGATGAAGCCTTCCGGACGAGACAGCAGACCGCCCGTGGCTTCGCGGATCATGTCTGCAGCCTTGGGATTCTTGCCGAACAGCCAGGCTTCATCGATCAGCACGCCGACGGCTTTCTTGCCGCCCACCACATCGCTGTCCGCCGCCACCACCTTCAACGTGGCTCCCGTCTCGCGATGGGTGATCAGCCGCAGATGCGGCTGCACATGCAGCAGGGCTTTCAGCTCCTCATCGTTGTTGACCATGTCCTTGGCCGGGATAAACGAGTTGTCGGCGATTTCCTTGGTCGGGGCCAGAATGATGAACTCTGCTGAGAGTCGCCAGTTTCGGATCAGCGCGGTCAGCATGATGCCGGCGGCGATCGTCGATTTACTGTTCTTCTTCGGGATGCACAACATCACTTCCCGGATCAGGCGCTCGCCGGTTTCGCTGTTGTAGCTCCAGAACACCGCGCCGGCGAAGGCCAACACCCAGGGCGCACATGACGCCTCAATCGTGGGGCTGCCAGGCGCGTCGACAATCTTCAGCCCCTTGAACACCTCCAGGCTGGCTTCCGCTTCATCCGGGAACAGTGGCTCCGGGATGATTGACTCCCCTGCAGCCAATAACCGCCACCAGTCCGGGCAGGCAGTAGTCCATTGCATGACTTACCCCTTGACCATACTGAGGGACGGCTTGCCGGGGGGCGGCTTGCCTTGCGAGTACTTGCCTTTGCCTGCCTCTTTGGCGGCTTCGGCTTTCTGCTCTTTCTTGCCCTGATCAGCGACCTTGCCGTGCGCGTAGGGCATCAGCGTTTTGGCTGCCTCCAGGCGCATGCGCATATCCGCCCCATTTGCATTCATGAGCTCGGTAAGGAACACACGCGGGTCATCTGTGTGGGTGAGCGCGACCTCGGCCTGCTCCTCCTCCGCGACATCCTCACCTTTAACTTTTCGCCCAGGTTTAACCTCAGAGCTGGTAGCCTGTTTCTGCTTGAGGCGACGACCGACTTCGGTCAGCACATCCTCATCCTTGGCCAGCTTGGAGCCCGCCTGTGACGCGGTTTTCTCTGAATATCCGGCAGCGATCGCTGCTTCGCGATTTGTGGCCCCCGACAGCAAAGCGTCAACAAACCGCCGCTTCTTGTCGGTTAAAGCCATGGTTAACTTTTCCTGAAACGGGAAAAAATGTGTACGTGGGGTCGGTGGCGGTCTAGCTAGATGCGAATCGCTATATTTTGACCTCCCCCCACCCTCGCGGCACGCCACTGACGTGCCTCGAAGGCACCTCGGGTGACCGCGCGCCAGTCCGCTGACGGTCAGCCCGTCAGGCCAGCAGCCTCCTCGGCCTGCTTGACCGAGTCGTGGCAGGGCTTGCAGAGCGGCTGCCAGTTGGTCTGATTCCAGAAGAGATCCTTGTCGCCTCGATGAGCCACGATGTGGTCAACGACGCTGGCCGCTGCCGTTCGCCCCTGCCGGGCGCAGTAAGCGCACAGCGGGTTGTCACGCAGGTATTGCTCTCGCGCCTTCTGCCACCGGTAGTCGTAGCCACGCTGGGAGCTGGTCATGCCGCTCCGCCAGCTGCCAGGTGTGACCACCTTGACCCGCGACCCTACGCTCTCCTTGATGCGTGAGCCGAGTGTCTTGAGCCTGGCCATCAGCCTTGAGCCTTTCGGGACAGGAACAAATCGGAGTAGCCGCGCAGCTTCTCCACACCCATGAAGCCCACAGCACCACCGGCGAAGGTGGCCATGCCCTGAGGCAGTCCCATCCATTCGAGTAGCGGCACCAAGGCCAGGGTAATGAGGCCGCAGAGCGCGCCCTCCAAGATCATTTGGCGCCGAGTGCCACCGCCGTACACAACCCGGAGGGCAGCGATCGCGACTGACAGGCCAGCGGCGTACAGCTGAGGCTGGTGAGCCAGCACCCAGGCGAGCACAGCGGCCCACAGGCCAGGATCCTTCTCGGGCATGTTCGGCATCTCGGTTCCTCCCTTTTGGGGAGCGGAATAGGTTCGGCTCCAACAGCACTCCCAGCTCGGGGCGATGGGTGTGGTGGAGCCGAAAACGAAAAAGCCCCGGCAAATGCCGAGGCTCTAGGGAGGTTGCTGGTGATGGCGAGTTTGCTCTCGCGCACCTACCGCAAAGTAACACGAAAGATACGGGTGGGGACCGGGGCTGTCAAGCGGCTTCACGACGAATATCGATCGCACCATCGATCCAGGCCACACCTGCCTTCCACAGCTGGCGGGTCTTCTCCTCACCAAAGCCAAGCTTCTTGCCAACATCCCTGAGCGAGGTGTCGCGGGAGGTGTAGTACTTGATGATGACCTGGCCGCACTCGGGGTAACGCTTACTGAGCCGGCCTACCAGACGGTCAATGAACAAAGCATCGTCATCCGTGATCATTGGATCGAGGATGGTGTTCTCCCGCGATGCGCAGCACGAAACGCCGGAGCCCAGCACAACCCAGCGGCCCCAGTGCTCCAACAGGTATTCAGCCGACTTCTCTACGTTGCTCATGTCCTTCCCCCTAATCCCCGGTGTGGTTGGTGCCGCCGGCGCCGCGCCGGTTGCTTCCCTGATATGTCGCCTCAGGCCCGGACGCCTGAGGGTTCTTCAACTGCTCAATCTGCCGGAGCGCTGCCCGAAGCCTCATGCTGAGCTGGGTCACCAGTTCATCCAGGGCCAGGGCCTCGCCGGTTGCAGCCGCCACAAAGCCCGAGGCATGGCAGTGGCCGCACGGCAGTTCGTGAAACACACCCTGAGTGACCGCTCTCCCACGGCACAAAGGGCACTTGTCCAGCTCGATCACAGCCTTCTTGAAGGCTGGGCCGTGCTTCTTCATCAGCCGACCACCTTGAAGCCTTGGGCGCGCAACGACTTTTCGGCTACCTCGTGCGCCCACTGCCCATCAGGGTCACCGATGATCAGCTCGAATGGGTTTTTGACACACAGTGACTTGCGAGAGGCCTCCCACCCTTTCTGGAACGACTCCCAATCAGCCTGGGCCATTGGGTCGATGTAGTTACTGCCCTTTGGCGGCTCGCGGCGATGGTCGCGGGCGTTGGTGCGCTCGAATTCGGCGCGGATTGTGTCGATATTCGTCATTTCGAATCCTCGCTAATTACAAATTCGGCAAGGTCGCTGGAGGGCTTGTGTTCCGCTGGCTGGGCCGAATTCTGTGAAATTTCGGATAAGGCCTTGGTAAGGCCGTGAATGGCCCCGAAGCCGATGCCATCTAACCAGGCGTGCCACTTCTCCAGGGCTGCCCGGCGCTGCTGCATGGCCTGGGTGTGGATGTAGGTGCTGGCGATCTTGCCCAGCGTGTGGTTCAGCAGCATCTCGCCGATGTGACCGTCGATGCCCAGGTCGGTCCAGGTCGTGCGGGACACCTTGCGCAGGTCGTGGCTGGTCCATTCGCCCTGCCCCAGTCGGGTGAACACCATGCTCGCCTGGGTTTCGCTCAGCGGCAGGCCACGGCGGTTCGGGAACAGGTAGACGCCATCATAGCCCCGGGCCTGCTGGATCGTCCGGTACCGGGTCAGCAGCGCCGCCACCTGGGTGGTCAGTGGCAGGCGGTGCTCGGTGCGGGTCTTGGTGTTCGCCGCCGGAATGAACCACTCGGCGGCGGCCAGGGAAACCTCGCCCCAACGCGCCATGCGGGTCTCGCCGATCCGGGTGCCGTGGGCCAGCATCATCAGGGCCAGCATGGCGTCGCCGGGCTCCTGCTCGAAGGCCTGGGCCAGTTGCTGCATCAGCTCGGGCAACTGCACACCGCGCAGCCGGGCCGCCTTGGGCAGGATCCGGGCCTTGGTGAAGTCGTTGAAGCGCATCCCGGCCATGGGGTTACGGTCGATCAGCCCAAGCTGAAGGGCCTGGCGGAAGGCAGTCAGCAGCAGCGCGAACATCTGCCGCAGGTAGGACAGCGACACTTCGGCCTGGCACGGCCACATCAGGTGCTTGTCCAGCGCCTCGGCACTCACGCTGGCCACGGCCAGGTCATCCAGGCGAGGCTT